CGCCGTCGGGGTAGGCGTCACACAGCCAGGGCTCGTCGGGGTTCAGCACTCGCAGGTGTTCGCAGCTCATACATAGCGGCATCGGTCCAGATGGCATCGGCGTGGGTTCCTCTCGTGGGTCATATCTTGCGGCGCACTCGGCGAATACCCAGCTCAGCGTAGGCAGCTCGGGCTGCGTCGTCCTGGCCGTTCAGGAACTGGGCAAGGCTTTCGCCGTCAGCTCGCTGAGCCAGGGCCAGGTCGGTCGGTGCGCTGGTGATGGTAGCCCTGCCGTCAGCGAGGCGGTCGAGGGCGTCGAGGGTGGCCGAACGCTCAGCTGGCAGCACGCCGAACCACTGCGCTGTGTACGCCTCGGCGTATGCCTCTCGCACGTTTTTCTGTGCGTACACGCTGACGTAGCCGCTGTCCTTTTTCAGCTGGTGGTCGATGTCATCGAGCAGGGTGCTGACACGGCCGAGCCCGCCACTGGGCTCGAGCAGCTCGACGCCCTCGAGCACGACCTGGTGGCCGTCGGGCATAGTGCGGCGAACCTCAGCGACACGGGCAGCTATTTGGTCACGGCGTACATAGTCCACGGCGTGGCCCCACTCGTGGGTCAGCGTGTACTCGTCCACAAAATCGGGCAGCTGCACCGACCACGCCTGGGCGTACTCGCCGCCCACTTTCGTGCTGCCCCTGCCCCGCACCCATCGCTGGTGCGCCTCGCTGTATGTCTCCATGCCGTCGAGCTTGCTGGCCCGCATCGCTGCAGGGTCGCGGAACGCTGCGCCGAGCGTGATGGTGTTTTTTTCGACGTAGCCCACGTCGCGATAGGTGCGGCCGCCGTGCGCATACCAGGCATATGCGCTGCGGTCGCTGTCAGCTGGCGCGAGCACCACCCGAATGTCGGCAGCCACGTCGGGGTGGCGGGTAGCCAGCTGGTCGAGCTGGCGCAGCGTCGTGTCGGCGAGCTCGTCGGGCAGCTCGAGCAGGTCGAGGTCGAGGCCAGGGTGAGCCTGCTGCAAGAAATTGACGGCCTCGGCGGTGGTGGTGATGTCGTCGGGCCACGGGTCGCCTGGCTTGAACGAACGCACAGCAGCTGGCGCCTCGGGCGGCTCGAGCGCTGCGGGGTTCTTGCCTGCACGCTCGTCTATGACGCCCTCCCAGCGGCCCCTCGAATACTGCCCCAGGGTCGCAGCGTCGCCGCCGACAGCCAGGCGCCAGGTGCAGCGGCAGAACGCATGCCAGCTGCCGCTCGCCCCTTCCTCGCTGTAGAGCCTGTCGGCCACGACACGGCACCAGCCGCACGCTCGAGCGTCGGGCACTCTCTTGTAGGTCAGCTGCTTACGGCCTCGGCGTCGTCGGCTGTCGTAGTCCTCGGGCAGCGCCTGCGCTACGGCGTCAGCTCGCTGAGCTCGAGCTGCCTGCTCAGCTGTGCGGGCCGTGGTGGTGGTGAGCCTGCGCACGTAGCCGCTGGTCGTTTCGAGGGCGTCGGCGTAGTCGAGGCCCTGGGCCAGCAGCCTGTTCATCCTTTTGGGTGGGCCCTCGAGCACAGCTGTCGGTGGCTGTAGCACGGTGGGGGTCGCTGGCGGCAGCTCGACAGCGCCCAGAAACGACGCCTGGGTGTCGAGCCAGCCTGTGGCGAGGTCGGCAGCTGTGACCTGTATGCCCTCGATGAGCGGGCGGGCCTCGAGGGCCCAGGTAGCTGCTCGGCTAGTTGAGCCGCCTGCCTCATACCAGGCGCCGGTCATGGCGTAGTCGGCGCCGTCTAGCAGCAGCTCCCACTGGCGGCCGTACTCGCGGGCGAGCTCGTCCAGCAGCTCGGCGAGCTCTTGCGGGTCCACGGCCTAGCCCTCAGCGGGCTGCTCGGGCACCTCGGTCACGTTGCCGTCGGCACCCTCGGCGATGGGGGCGTTTTGCACTCGGCCAGTGCGCAGCAGTGTCTGCAGGGTGTCGGTGCCTCGCATACTGCGCCAGCGGGCCACCTCGGTCGGCGTGGTGTTCGGCATACGTTCCCACAGCGCCTCGAGCGGCACCTGCAGGCTCTGCATTTTGGTGAGGGCGTCCATGCGGGTCGCCTCGCTGATGTTCTCGGGGTCAGCCCACACCACCTCGAGCTGATCGAGGCCGTAGCCCTCAGCGTTCGCTGCGGGGTTGGTGCCAGCGAGCTCGAGCGCCAGGCGCAGCACGTACTCCCAGCTTTCGCCGGTCGAGCGCAGCCTGTCTTTTACCTTCGCCACCAGGCCAGCCTCGGCGGCCTTCAGCGCCTCGGCGCTGAGGTTCACCATCGAGCCGAGCAGGTAGTGCGGCGGGGTGCGGCTGACGCTGGCCAGGTGCTGTACGTCCTGGCTCACGGCGTCAATGTATGGGCGCAGGTCGGTGACATCGAACGACCCGAACGCTGTGTTCGGGTCCTCGGCGACTAGCAGACGATCCACGGCCACGTCGAACGGCTGCACGGGGTTGCCGTCGTCGTCCTCGGGGACCTCGAGGCCAGTGGCCCAGCGCTGCCGAAACGCTGCGTACTCGCCAGCGAGTAGCCGCTGCGCTGTGGTGGTGTTGAGCCTGTCCACCTGGGTGAGCAGGCCGTGCAGCTCGCTGCGGCCCTTGCCGTCGGTGCGCATCCTGTTGGCGAACGGCACAATGAGGCAGCTGCCTGGCAGCGGTGACGGCTCGGGTGGCCCGTCGGGTGCCCACTGTTCGTCGGCGGGCATGCCGCCGTCGTTTCTCGAGCTTGCCCGGTAGCGCTGCACCTGGTCCGACGTGAATAGCCACGCCTCCCACGTGTCGCTGAGCGGGTCGTGGTACGCCTTGAGCGCTGCGCCGACACGTCGAGGTGCACCAGGGCGCCACACGTGGGACACCTGGTACGGCGACTCGGCGGTGATGCGCACGCCGGTGGGGTTCGTTTCGTCGGGCCACACCATCACGTAGGTGAGGCCGTACACGAGCTGGTCGAGGTGGACTAGGCCCTGCTCGGCGTCCATGCCTGAGCCCTGCCATAGCTCCCACGCTGCGTCGTCCACGGCGGTGTTCAGCCTGAAACCTTCGACGCTCATGCGGTCGGCCACGGTGTCCACGATGAGGGCGGGCCAGTTGGTGCGGGCTTGCTCGACCAGGCGGCGGTAGCGAACAGCTGCACGTCGAGACAGGAACGGCAGCGGGTGGTCGCCTGCGTAGTAGTTCTCGAGCTGGCGCATGGGGTCGCGCCTGTCTCGCAGGTCTTTCAGCAGGCGGTAGAGCAGGGCAGACACGGGCCCACGGTAGCTAGGCATGCCTTGCTGGGTCTATGGGATGCCTAGAACCCAGCAGCTCGAGCTCGACGTTTCGCCTGTGGGTGAGCCAGCCACGAGCTGAGCGCCATGCTGGCCGACACCACGGCGTCGATGCGGTGACGGTCACGGCCTCGGTGAGGTTTCACTGGCCTGATGTTCTCGGCGTCGTCCTGGCGCACCTCGACAGCACCGAAACACCAGCGGGCTACGGGGTCGGCGCCGTAGTCCAGCAGCTGGCGCTGGGTGAGCCTGTGCAGCTGTTTCATCGGGCCGCTCATGCCTCGGTAGCCCTGGGCTATTTGCTCGACCTTCAGGCGCCGCACGTTCGCCTGCAGCCAGTTGGTCGTAGCGGTGCTGTTCCATCGGTCGATGCCGAGGGCCACCACTCGCCAGCGCTCAGCGTCAGCTGCGAGCTGAGCGTGCACCTCGTCGTAGTCGGTCACGTTCCCCTCAGTGGTCAGCAGCCAGCCATCACGGGCCCACACGGTCGCCTGGCCGCCTGTCATCTCGTCCAGGCGGGGCAGCATGTCCTCGGGCACCCAGTGACGCCACAACAGCCGCACGTCGCCGTCCTCGGTGCCGTCGTGGAACAGCCAGCACAGGCTGGTGAGGTCAGACACAGCTGCGAGGTCGAGGCCGCCCCAGCACGCCAGCCCGTCGTCGGGCTCGTCAGCTGTCGAGGGGCATGCGTCGATGAGCTCGAGCGGCAGCCACCTGGTGGACTGCTGCACCCACTGGTTCAGCCTGAACTGCCGAAATGCGTTTTCTTTCATCGGGTTGGCCTGGGCTTCTCGTGCCTCATCTCGCAGCGCCTGCAGCGACAGGAACGCCTCGGGGTCACCAGCTCGGCGAGGCAGCGCAGGGTTCGCATGCCGCCAGCTGCTCTCGTCCCACGGGTCGGCGTCCATCGGGGTGTTTCGCATGTAGACGAACCTGGCGGGGTCCAGGTCGGGGTCCTCGGCCACTCGCTCGCAGTATTCGTGCTCGGTGTAGCAGAACCCGCCCAGGTCGCTGCCTGCGGTGGTGGCGGCGATCATTAGCGGCTGGGTGCGTGTACCCATCGCTGTGCGCATGGCGTCCCACAGGCCGCCGTCGCGCTGCGTCAGCACCTCGTCGAAAATGATGCCGTGGGGGTTGTGGCCCAGGTTGCCCTCGGCGTCGGCAGCCACCACCTCGTAGTAGCTCGAGGTGCGGGCGTCGCTGATGCGCTTCACGTGCCTGTTGATTTTCAGCCGTTTGGCCAGGAACGGGGACAGCTCGACCATGCGGGCAGCCACGTCGAACACCTTGCGGGCCTGGTCCTTATCTCGAGCGCAGCCGTACACCTCGGCGCTTTCCTCGTCGTCGGCCACCAGCAGAATCAGGGCGATGGCGGCCAGCAGCTCGCTCTTTCCGTTCTTGCGGGCGAGCTCGAGCCAGGCGATGCGGTAGCGGCGCACGTACTGCTGGGCCTCGTCGTCATATCGCACGGTGGCCATGAGCGGCACCACGATGTCGTCGCGCTGCCAGGCGGCGAGGGTGAACGGCGTGCGAGAAAAGCGGCCCTTCGTGTGCACCAGCAGCCTGTCGAACACCTGCAGCACTCGAGCTTTGCGAGCTGCACACAGGTGCTCGCCACGGCGACGGCAGCGCCCACCCGTCGTCGGGTTCACAGCTCCACACGTCGGCGCCTGCGGGGGCCGTTTCGTGCGGGCTTTCGAGCTCGAGCGCTCAGCCACTCAGCAGGCGAGCCAGGGCGGCGTCGTCGTCGTCGGTCGATGCGGGGCCACGCCACGCAGCTCGAGCTGAGGGTGTCAGCCCGAACTCGAGGCTGAGGCGGTGTGAGGTAGCGGCGGCGTCACGCCATGCCTGGGCTGCGGGGTTGCGCACCATCGTGCCCCGCTGCCCCTTCACCAGCGGGCCGCCCTTCTGCAGGATGACGTAGGCCCTGCGGCGCTGCACGACAGCCTCGCAATAGGCAGCCAGGGCGTCAGCGTCGGCTGGTGTGACTAGGCGCATGGCACGCAGCTGGTCCAGCGTGGCAGTCCACACCTCGAGGGCGTCAGCGTCGAGGTGGTCAGGCGGCACAGGCTCACCCTCGACAGGCACTGGCTGGCCCTTATTGAGGCGGCTGGGCCGTGTCTCGCCCTCGAGTACCCGTAGGGCGGTCGGTTTGGGCTTCGGTCCTGGCTTAGGCATGGCCAGAACCTACGGCAGGCCCATCGAGGCAGGCTCGGGCTCGTGTGTAAGTTGAGCCGAACTCGGCCGCAGGTTTTCGGGCAGTACCCCCCGGCCTTGGTGCCCCCTGGGGGGGGAGGGGGTGCCCCCAGGGTGTGGTGTGCAGCCTCGACGCCTG